AGAGCTACCCATAAACAAATGTTATCGCCCTGATTATGTATTTCGCAAATGTGTGAATTCTTAGGTAGTTTTACTGTGATTATTCCATCTTGAAGGGGTAATTCGTACTTGTATATCACATTCATTGGTGACATTAATATATCCTTATATTACAGTAGCGTAGTCTAAAAAAACTAAGGATAAATCATAGATGAAAATAAAACTACTAGCAGTTATGTTAACTTTGGGTTCAAGTTCAGCATTTTGCAATGGAGTATTGTTTAACATTCTTTATGCGGGAAAGCCAATTAATGTGCCAATAACTTTATGTTTGGATGGAATAACCCCTTCGTCTTGCGAGACACACTTGGCTACTGGAAGCGATTTATACGTGAGATCGAAAACATCGAACCCTTCTAAATATCCAACGGCAGGAATTAAAGTGGACGTTACAGGTCATTCATTATCTGGTTGTACTTCAAGCGGAAATGGACAATGTATATTTTCGGTGAATAGCTGCCGACCTGTCCATATCGGATTAAATTAAGGTAAGCCCTCATCTTGAGCGTACCTAATAGAGCTAAACAGCGTTAGGATTTACAGAGGCTTTGAGGGCTTAGGGTTACTTTGTGGCGTGTCCTCGACAGGTTCGCCGCAAAAGTAGGCGTATGATACAGGCATCCAAGGATGGCCAGCAATAAATTTTCTATCTTGTTCGCTTAATTTACGGCCACATTTATTTTCACAGGCTGGGCTTGCACAATAACTTTTATCTTTGTAACTCATTTCCCACACCTTATACATTTATCGTATCGTTGAACATAAATGGGTTCTCCATTGGTGAGGAACCCGTAAAAGTCTCTGTGTTGCGTTCTATCATGACCTTCAATCCAACATTTTAATCGTGCAATAATCGTGCCAACTCTAATTTTATTCGTCTTTGCATCCATTTTTCACCCATTCCTTTGCTTTTTCATGTCCATTTAAAGATTCTTCCCACAATGAGTAACGATTTGTATACATTTCATGTCCGTTTTCATCAAAGACCATTGTTTCAAATATTAATGGGCGACCTTCACCGTACAGATTATGATCCATTCCCAAAAATACGGTAGAGATTCTCTTGCCGTCAATCTCGTCCTCGGCAACTCTTCGTCTATCATCACCTCGGCTATCTTGAAACCATTCGCCCCATTCTCTCAATGTGCATTTGTAGGGTTTTTTGTTCTCATCGAGCAGGTAATAATAATCACGGCTATTTAAAAGTTCATCGGCTTGTTTGCGCAATGCTTCTAATTCTCTTTCATTCATTACAATCAAAGCCATTATTTTTCCTTGATGTGGTCTTTGTATATTTCTGCAATACCAGTTTGAGCATCAGCAATAGCATCGTACATCGTTGTATAGCCTATATCTTTTAAGCAGATACTTACACGGTCGTCATATTTAATTACGCCACCTCGAACTAAGCATCTAAAATCTTCTTCATCTAAACTTATGTATTCCATCATTCACCACAAATCATCATTTTAAGTTTCTCTTTCGCAATCCCAAGTCTGTGCTGATTTGGCTTTCCATCGACCCACATTTTACCTTTCCACTCGATGTACCAATCGCCAATCATATAGCAGATGTGATCAATCTGTTCCGGTGTAAATGATTGCTGCATAGCAGTTCTTCGGTCATACATACTGCTTATGTCTGGGCAAGCTGCTTCCATAGTTTCTAATGCTTCTTGCCATTCAGTAATCATTTTGTCGGTTTCGTCAGTTCGATGATTGCCAACATCTTTAATTAATTTTTTCGTGGCACAATACCATTCATAAATAGCATCACTCATCTTCCACCCCGTAGTAAATGCTACTTATACGTTTTTGCATCATCTCTAAAAGCTGTTGCATTTCGTCTTTAGCTTCTTCCACTACGTCATGAGGGCTATTAAGATGCATAATTAAACGCCCTGTTATCTCACCCAATAACAAGGCTGTCCTCTGGCCAACATCAACTAATTCTTTTACATCTACTTCGTTCATACTTCGATCCAATCATCCGCTTTAAAATCCGCAAAGGTAGGATTGAAAGAAAACTGTGACATCTTATGTAATACCAGCCCATCGGTTGGGTCTAGGAAAATATAAAACTCAGGCTTCCAATCACTCATCCAAGCGCGTGTACCTTTTTGCAAATCTGGGATGATTTCGCAAAAGGTCTTTGACGCCTCGGAACCTTCGACCATCCAACCATCAGACACCATAATGTCTTCTGTATATAAATAATGCTCTAACACGGGCTGATATGACTTAACATTGTTTTCTTCCATCACAAAATAAAGCCCATCACGCCAGTCATTTCGGGTTACTTTCTTTCCTGCTTTTAGCAAATCCATTGCTTCGCAAAAATTCATTTTCGTCTAGCTCCTTTAGTAGATTGGTTGCGGCTTGATTAATCCAGCGCAACGTCTCATTGTTTTGTAACTCTCCACCTGTAGAAATAGATTCGTTGGCAATCATCTTCACAAACTCTAAAAGGGTGTCATAGCGTTGAAACTTTCTAGGCGCGCACCCAACATGATCAAGCCATTTGAGCATACGCTTATCAAGTTCTTTGCAATTATCACACTGCTTTGTCATCTTCTTCACCAAACATTTCTTCAATGATTAACTCAAACTGTTCTTTACGGCGTTTAACCAAGTCAAGGTCGTCAATCGCATCAATCATCTTGTGAAAATCAATAGGGTATTCACTCGCTAACTCTTGAATCTTTTGTTCACCTTCGGCAATCTGAGATTCAATTTTACATACTTCAAGTTCGGCTTTCTTCTTCATCTCTCTGGCGCGTAATGGTGCCATAGCTTCCTTGATTTTATCTTTGCAAAGAATCAATACGTCTTTGTATTTTAATAGAGCCATTTTATGTCCTTAGTAATAATAATTTTTTGTTAGTTTTTGGTTTTTGATCGGCTGCTGATAATCCTATTGGCAAATGACCCCTGTAATGTTGCATCATTAATTCACTCATCATTGCACTTTGTTGTTGTTGAGCCGCAGCCATTCCACCAATACCCTGCAACAAATGAATACAACTGTATGAAGCGCACTGATTACAATACATGTAAAATTCCTTATCCTAGTATTAACATAGCTCCAAAGCTTAACAAACAACCTTCCCACTAATCCATTTGTACGTGATGGCTAAGAACCACCACGAAACAAGTTACTCCAATTGCTTTTAATACTCTCATATAGTACAAATATCTCACATGAACGGGATGTCGTCATCAGTAAACGGTGGTGGCGTATCGCCATTCGGTACACCGTTTGCCCCTTGTTCGCCTTTCGATAGGTAATCTTCAACCTTGTTTTTGTCTGGGTACTTAGAACCTAACGGCTTGCCTTTTAACTTATCTTGAGGGATTTCGCTACCCTGTTCGACATTTATTTTTACCTTAACGGTTCTATTAATTGCCACTTGGGAGCAAAGTTTACCTTCTGCATATTCTTTTTGAATCTCTGCGGACTCCGCGAAGTGAACAACCTTCCACATCATTTGTTTGGTAAACACTAAGAAATCACGGACATCATGGGTCTTGCCGTTCTCATCGTACACGGTAACGGTCATATCCATCATAGGATTGCCGGAACTTGCAGATGTTGTATCTTGAGACGCAGTAATCACCGCGTCATAAATACCTTCCTTCATTAACTGGAACCTTTCGGCCATTGCTTCCTGCTCGCTCATTACATCATAATGGAACATTGTTACTCTCCCTGTTGGTTTTTAGTTAAATCAAGCATTTGTCGCATGGTCTGAATCAATTCAGCATCCACTCGGGCAAGCCTTATAAGATTGCGGGCAAGTTCCCGCAATTCTCTTATATTCATTTCCTCAACTTTAATATCAAAGTCGATGACTGGTATATTTTTAAAAGAAGCCATCATTCCCCCTGAATTTTTGATTTCAGGTGGTCGATACATTTTTGTATTGAATCCTTTTGCATATCTTCCCAGCTTTCGGAACTGGCTTTATCCAACCACTTTTGATACATCTCTTCGGGAACCTTAAGCAAGTCGATTAATCGTGTAATCTCTTTCTCAGGCTCGGCTAGTTCTTGCGCCACGGCTTCACGTTCAATTACTGCGCGGCCGTAACGCTCTGCAATCTCTTCGTATGAGAATGGGAACGTGTCGCTGTCTTGGAATGTCTCAAACCGTGACTTCTTCACAAGACCCACTCGGTGCGTTCCGCGCTTTTGAATTTCAAATACGAGATCGAAAAGGTAATCTAGTTTCTTGTAACAATCAAACGTTTGCCCTAAAACCGCCAAATTCTGCCCGTACTCGTTCTTAGAGTGCGAGGTGATGATAACGTTCATGTCGAGTCTGAATAGCAGGTTAAGCAATTGCTTCATGCGTTTATTGGCTTCTCCGTAATGACGGCCAAAGTCTGTACCTACCTTGCGTTCGGCTTTTTCAAGCAAATCGTTATAAGCCAGTGTTAGCGAGTCAAGAATCAAAGTCTTATAGTCATGCTTTGTTGTTAATAATTCCCTTACCTCGTTAATCATCTCGTCAAAGTCCACGGTCATAAGCACCGCACCGTCTGACTTCTCGATTAATTTAACGTACTGAGGTTTGTTCGTTGAACCCTCAGTGTCAATGATGTAGGGCTTGGGGAACTGAATCGCAGCATACGTTTTGCCGACTCCGGCAGATCCATAAAACAATGCTTTTAGTCTGCATTCTTTCACACTTGGTTTCTTTGCTTTTAAAGCCATTTTTAAATCTCCAACTTAGTTACATTAATTATGTCCACTTAAGGACTTAGATAAACCCGCTATACACACCCCTACGACACAGGCATCAAAAACCGGGGTGTGTCGTAGGCACGTGCATAAAGTGTGTATCTATGATTTAGCTGCTTCTTTCACCATTAATGCATTGCATTACCATGTAGAAAGCATCAAGCATTCCTTGGTCTTCGCCTCGCTCAAGACCTGTTCGCCATGTTTCACCAATGTCTGTAAACGTTTCATAGTCATTGGGGTGCGCTTCAACAATATCTTCCCAGTGGTCAATTCGATGTTGTAGCCATACACGTACCCGTTCCAAAGTAGTTCTTTCCACGTCTTTTTCCTCTTAAAATTTAATCGCTCTTCTGTTGTAATCTGATCGCGCATGAAATAATTCATCTAACCCTCTCCACTTTCTAGTAAGTCGATGTGTCCGATTGCTGCCAAGGATGCTTCCCCGGCAGAATCAAAGTACTCGTCTGATTCCCTGATTACTGGCGTACCCATCCAAAAATGGTGATCGCCTCCTTTATCCAGAATTTTGTAGTAGTAATACTTTGTGTCTGGGTAATCATCATCGGGGTACGCCCAAATCTCATAGTCGTAGTGACTGTAACGGTCTTCCCGTACTAACGTCTCCATACGACATCACCATGATCCATATCTTGCTCAGCGTGATAACCTGCTTCACTCATTTCATTGCAAAAGTAATCTTGGCACGCTGTGTCAATCAGGTCTTGCAAGGTCTGGTGGTAATATTTAAGGACGTTTACAGTCGTAACTTGTGCGAATTTGGCACGTGTTTTAGGGTTAGAATCTTTGAACATGGCAAGCATGGCGCAAAGAAAATCGCTGTTTAAAGTCTGGTCTTCACCATAGCAAGCCCATTCTATTTCACGGTCAATT